TAACTGCGTCGCCCGCTGACTTTGCTGTTGTACCGTCAAATTTAACTCTAATGTCTAGCAATTCTGCGTTACCAGAAGTCGACCCACTAGGTAAACTAGCAAAGTTATTCATTCTGCTTTCAAGAGTAAGAATTCTTTCATCCTGTGTATTAATTCTAGAGTCTTGTTCATTAAACTTAGGCTGAACATATGTCCAAAGAATATTAGTCAATGTTCCATCCTTTGACATAGCATCAAGTTTATTGTTAATTTCTTTTTGTACATCAAGTGAACTGAAATATGTGTTTACATAACCTTGCAATTTCACATAAGCCGTATGTAAGCTAGTAACATCTACATTTAATGTTTCTACATCTTCCATGGTCTTATTAAGATAGTCAACCACTTTGCAAAGCAACTCATAATAGCTCAAACTATCATCATACACCAACGGTAACACTTTTTGGCACCAGTATCTAAACGGTTGCAACGTCTTATAATCGCCCAACTGTGGTGTAAAATCAGCTGGTGCATTAGGATTTATTGTTTTTTCATCGCTCATACTTTTTCTCCTTTACCATAACCCGAAAAATAAATCATCAAATTCAGCAATAACCATTCTATCAATATTTAGGAATGTATCACGATACTCTTTAATCATATTACTATAACTTCCACTACCCTGTTTACCGCTAACTGTTTCTAAATATTCTTCCGTATTATTCACCGTTCCAGTATTACTATTACTTCCATTTTTTGTATTTGTTCTATCACTTGTATCACTATACTTAACGTTTCCAGTATCTTTATATTCACCACTACCACTATTACTACTTTCACTTGTACTACTATCTGTATTAGTAATCTTTCTAGCATTAGTCAAATACGTTTCAGTTTCAATCCCAGTTAAAGCTCCCTGTGGTGTATCACTGTACAAGTCTTTACTATTACTAGAACCACTATCACTAACATTACTCGTACCACTATTTTTATTAGTTCCACTTGTAGTATTATCCCTTGTTCCACTTCCAGTATTTTTATCTGTACTTGTTTCTGTGCTAGTTCCATTTTCTGTTTTATTTTCGTCAATAGTTCTATTATGCGTTCTTGTAATATTCACATCATACAACGGATTAAATTCTAACAGTGCGCTTTTGTAAAGTTGATTATAATACGGTAAAATTTCTTCTAACCTTGTATTTAACCACAACTTCCAAATGCCGACAGTTTCAGAGCAAATTTCTCTTAAATAATAATGTTTTAAAATTTTCTTGCAAATAACAGCCCTGTAATTTTCGTCGAAAATTTCAGCTTTTGTTGTAAAAATTTTATTCCAGCTATTATTTAAAATTTCGTCAACATCATCACACCCTTTAGAATTTTCAAGTCCAGACTTACTTTCACAGATAAAACGAACCTCAGTTGTATACTTACTCATTTAACACAACCTCACTTTCTCCCTCTGTGGTATCAACGCCTTGTCCCTCATAGATACTCATAAAATCTTCTCTGTAATTGACTTCAATATTAGTTCCAAACATTGCATTGATTTTTTCAACAGCTTCTCTTCTGCTCTGCAATCTGGAATACCTACTTGAAATAGTTCCGCCCTGTGCCTGTGAACTTTCTATAGCTAACATACGTTCACGCTTTTGTGCTCCATTGTTATTAATGCCTAAATAGGTCAACGCTTCATTCCAATACATTTGTTTCAAATTATACAATTTATCACAAACATATGGCGCACCAGTTTGTAAGCACTTTAAAGAATTTAAGTCAAGGTTTTTATCGCCAAAAATGAAAGGTGAATTACCATCAAACTCTTTATATAAATTCTTTAAGGTCAATCTCTGTTGTTCTGTACCCTGTATCAGCACTGGTGTTTTCTGTGCATTAGCGTTTACATCTATAATTCTATCCAGGTTATACAATCTTCTTGCAAACATTTTCACCTCTAAAATTGAATTAGTGTGCAAATAGTTATTCCAGATAATTACACTGTTGCTTTCTTTTAACAATTTCTGGTAGTTATTATATCCAGAATAAGCACGCCTTAACACTGGATTTCCGTAAACGTCTAATCTTCCGCTAGGTAAACAGTCTAAACAAAGATTGCCTATTACGTCATCATCAAAATAAACCATAGACCCAGTCTCAAACAAATGTAATTCCAGATACCTTGCATCTACAGTTGGCGGTAAATTTTTCCATTCAAACATTGATACGCTCAACTCTGTTAATCTGTTCAAATACTGCATATATGTTAGATTATTTACAGTAGCACTTTCACCAAACAGTGTTTTTTCTCTTTTTCTGTTACTCATTTATTCACCCCCTGCGGACTGTTGTCTAAACTATAATTCCCTATTTCAGACCCATTTTTCCAAAAAGTAATGCCATTATCGTATATACTGCAAATTAATCTCATATCATCACTGGGAATGCTACCTGTTATTGTGCACCCTATAGTTTTAACATAATTCCAATGTGGACGACTATTTCTGTTTGGAATTTTCAGTCTTTTCACAGCATAACCATAAACAGTGAAATAATCATCAATCATTCGGGCATATTGGGCACTTATGGAACATCTACCGCCGTAAAAAGATTGTAGTCCACTAGCAACACTATTGTTACCAGTGTTAATACTACCCCTTACAACATCCGCTTGAATTGAAGCTTGATACCCCTCTGACAGTGCTTTCATAACTGTGTTTGCAGTGTTTACAGTCGCACCTACAACTCCACCCCCTAAATAACCGCTTACCATTTTAACCCCTGTTTCTGACGCTAATGGTAAAGCATTTTGCGCGAGCCACGCGCGAAACGCGTCTGTACTCCACGAACACATAGGATAATTCGCCAGTGTTAAGGTTTCGTTTAAATTTAGTTCAGCACCCTTGTAATTGCGTGGTCTTAGTACACATTGTATAGGCATTGTCATTGGCACTGTTATATTCCACGCTGGCGTTAGGTTTTCAAAAAACTCATACCTTAAATTTAGTGAAGAAGCCCCAGCATTTGTAATACAATAAAAATTATATGGGTATGTGTATAGTTTTTTATTTTTCGGTTTATACCCATCTATTTTCATTTCATCACTTACTGCACCACTTGAACTATTAAATGAATAGGCATTTTTTGAAAAAATAATTGTAGTGCCCTCGTCTGGTATAACACTACCTGTAGCAATAGCTGGTGCAATATACATAGCTACAACTGCATCTGGTTTTTGAGCGTATTTCGTTAAAAGTGTGTTTATTGATTCTGGCTTATCGAGTGGGTATGCATGTAATGTACACCCACCGTACACACCGTCATAAACTGTGCCGTTGGGAGCTTCATCTGTGTCGCTAACAGCAACAAAAACTGCAAGTTTATTTAGCGCAACAGATAAATCTTTGTAATCGTTAAACACATACTCACCTAAATTCACGTTTTCTGGCTCAATGTGAATTCCAATATTATCTGTTACTGTGTGCTCTCTTTCAACAAAGCACTGGTCTAAACTGTAATCAAAAAACCATGTCTGCATTACATCAATTTCAAATTCAATTTGCGAACATTCGTTGTTTAAATACTCAACAGAAGTGATAAATGCGTAAAACCATTTATTGCCATATGAGGTATTTTGAAACATCATATAATTACAGTCATACAAATTATCAGCTTTTATTCCAACCCTTGCATAACCACGCTTAACTCTCTGGTACGTGTAATTATTCAAGTTGTATTTCTGCAATCCCATGAAATAAGTAGCCTGTGCACTGGCGCTTTCAAAATATATGGTATGGTCAAATGTTTTATCTAAAGGAACGTCTTTTAAAATACGAATATTGGTATTAGGCTCGATATACATATATTAACCTCTTTCAAAAAACTCTAGGGCAAGTTATTAGCTCACCCTAGATTGACTATTTACGCTTTGTTCATTGTTACAGTATCTCCAACATTGTTAGCACTTGAAATGGTTGTAGTTCCATTATAAGTCGTACCATTAATCTCTGCCACTAAAGTTATTTCGGTAGCTGCTTTTGAAGCTGGAATAATAACCGCGCCGTATTTCTGAATACCAATTCCATTTGTGGTGGTGTTTTCATCCTGTACAAAATGTACACTATTCGGCTCAAGGCTAGCTCCGTCTGCATCAGCACTTAATGCAAATACTGTAGCTTCTTCACTGCTGTCTTTGCTGATAATTTTAACTGTTAATGTAGTCGGTAAAGTGATTGTTGCTGTGCTCTGAACGAATACAACAGCGTTCGCAAATGGTGAGTAAGAAACAGTTTTCCATGTGTGGTAGAAATAGTTCCAATACAAACCACTAGCCACATACTTTTCAGTGAACTTGTTATTGTTGTCGTAAACTTGGAACCAATTTTCATCAAGCAATACCGCTTTTACGTCTTTCATTAGATTTAACTCATCTGTGGTAATTGGTTCGATACCGTCAGAATTTTCTCTGATAACGTCAAAACGTTCGTTGTCAAACTCAGACCAACTGTCAATAAGAAACAGTCTACCCATAAAATCTGCTTTTTCCATGTTGAAAGATGAAGCAAGAACCGATACATCAAATTCTGCGTTGAATGCTGAATCCATGAAAATAACCTGTCTGTCTTTTGGTGTGTTTGTTCTAACACCAGACTCGTTATAGTTTGATGACATAAACTGTAAAAGGTTTGATGTCCCCCTAAATTTAACAGCGGCATCCGTTAAATCGTTCGCCTGTCCTGTAGAAATCGGAAACATTTTTCCGTGGCTGATAGCTTTAATTAACAGATACTTAAACAGCAAAAATTCGTCATATTCAGCACCAGTGTAAACGGAATCAACGATTTTTGCTATAATGTTCTGCACGCCCTCAATTGAAAGAAAAGCTTGTCGTAAATCTTCATCTTGTATGGTAACTGGGTACATAACTCGCCAGTTCATTGTATGGAATGCGCTTCTCACATCTGGTGGTGTTCGCTGAAATTCTCTTTTTGACGCTTTTTCAACATCAAAATCTACCGCTTTTGCAATTGAAACGAAAATATCTTCAATGCTTTCACCAAATTCAAGATATCCTTTTTTCAAAATTGAATATGGGTTGTTGAATGTTGCACTCTGCATTCGTACAATTGCAATACGATTAACAAGTGCATTAATGAACTGATTCGCAAAAGCTGGTGTACCATAAATTACTGCACCTACTTTTGGAATATCTGTTGTCTTTGTAACTTCTGGCACATTCTGCTGATAATCATAACTAGCATTCTGTCTGATTACGTTAAGAATGTCCATTGTTGTTGCGTTTAATGTGCTAACTGCAATTCTTCTAGGCATATTTAACCCTCCTTAAATAAATCTGAAAATGTTTTTTTCACTTCTGGCTCTGGTTCTGGGTCTAGTTTAGGGTCTGGCTCTGGTTCTTTACTGAAAAAACGGTTCGTATAACGTTCTCGCCACAATTTATCATTTTCTTCATATTTTGTTTTCCAGTGCTCACCACCACTTGCTCTTGTTTCTAAGTCGGCGAGCGTGTCACTAACATCTTCAAGTAATGAAATTGTTTCG